CCCGCGCCGCGCTGTTCGCCGCAGACGCGTTGCTTTGCACATTCCGCAACTTCGCGTTCATTGCGCTGCTCAACGCCGCGCTACGCGAATTGATACCGTTTATCAAACCGTTTACCAAATCTGCGCCCTGTTGGAAAAGGAGCCTATCCGTGCGCCCGAGAGCCGACGTGATTTCCTGCGGCAACCGGGAAACCCTGTTCGCCACGTCACGCGCACCGCTGTTCGTCGCGGAAACCATCGAATCCCACGCCTTAGCGGTGTTCTCGTTCGCCCCCGCCCAACCGGCCTCGACGGCCTGGCCGACCCGCGCCATGTCCGAATCGACACTATCGACAACCGACCCGAAACCCGTCCGGGTAGCGTCACCAATGCCATCCATGCCCGCAGTAGTCGCAGCCGCCATGCCATCCCAGGAATCCCGCGTACCCACCTGCATCCGCGACAACTCAGAATCGACAATGGAGCCGGTGTTCGCCATCCCGACGCTAACCGTGTCGAACGTACCCGCCACACCTACGCGCGTAGTGGATTCCATGCCCGACCAAGCCCGCGACGTGGCAGACTCCATCGCATCGTAACTGCGGCCAGCCGACCGCGCCGCGTTGCCCATCTCGCGCTCAACGTCGCCCGCGACCTCGCCCACCCCGTCACGGTTCCGACGCGTAATCCTATCCCAAATCCGCGAACCCGTTGAACGAATGTTCTCCCACGCACCCGACCAATCACCCTGCACAACGCTCATAACCGTGCCAATCGTGCCCGAAAGCAAATCCATCGCCCCGCCCACAATCTGCGTAATCAAACCGAAAACAATCTCCAGAATCCGGCCCATTTTCACAACCACTTCAGCCACAAACTGCAACACTTGCGCGAAACCGTCACACGCGGCAATGGCCTCCACAATCGGCACGATGATTGCCACCAAAATATCCAACAACGGGCCAATAGCGGCTTTCACCAAATCAAGGATAATCGGAATTAGCGGAGCCACCGCACCAAACACGGCCTCAACCAAGCCAAGCAACGGCGGCAACAACATCATCACCAATTGCGAAATGACCTCAATGAGCGGAGCCGCAGCCTGAACCACCATCAGCACAATATCAATCAACGTCGCGAGCGCGCCCGTCGCCAACTCCAAAACAATCGGCACAATGGCCTCAAACAAATCCATCAAAACCGGCAACACGTCCGAAATCAACTGCATGATGGGCGGCATCAAAACCGCGAGCGCGTCCATCAACGCGCCACCGAGCATTTCCGCCCAAACCCCGACCGCCTCCGCGACCAACTCAATCAACGGCACCAGCCGGGGCAGAACCTCCGTCGCCACCATGCCCAGGACGCCGACGACGGCCTCCAGCGCAACGCCCAACACGTCACCCGCTACCTGCGCCAACGTGGCAAAAAGCCCCGTAACCACCTGAAAAACGGGTTGCAAATGCCCCATAACGTCAATAATCATGGAAAAGGCGCCGAAAACCGCGTCACGCAAAACCTCAGACTCGCGCCACATCGTCACAAACGCACCGATAATCAGCCCAACCGGGCCTTTCAAGAACGTCAACTTGCTGCCAACATACGGGATTTTCGTGGCAAACTGCGAAAAAAATCCAATCAGCGGCGCGATAATCGCGCCCATCCCCTCGAAACCGCCAATAACGCCATCGAAATCGATACCGTCCAGCCAGCCAAAGAAACTAGCCGCCAACTCCGTAACGCGCGTGTTCAAGTTCTCAAAAATCGGCACCACGACGGCGCCGACCGCTTCCCAAAGGCGCTGCAACCCCTCAGAGTTTTTCGCCATCTCATACAACCCGGTCAACATCGGGGTAATGCCCCGGTTGTGAACGTCCGCCAGCACCCGGTACAACCCAGAACCAACGCCGCCAATCATCGCGCCCGAGAACAACTGCCACGCGTTCTGCGACCGCGAAAACGCACCCTCAAGCGTCTGCCCCGCGTTCTCGAAAACGTCAGCGAACCGACCGCCCTCAGCCGTCGAAAGTTCCAACGCCTTTAGAAAAATATCGCTGTTCGTCATGCCCGCCGCACGCGCGTAAGCCTCGAAATCAACCAGCGACTTACCCATCGCCTCAGCCGCCAACATGGCTGGCGCGAACCCGTTGGCTTTCATTGACTCCATTTGCTGTTGGGTCAACTCGATACCGTTACGCGCCATACCGTAATACTTGGTCAACCGGGCCATGTTCTGCCCGTTGTCCATCGCGGCCTTGCCCAACATCGTCAGAGTGGACTCCAAATCGGCTGCCGCCACCCCCGAACCGAGCAACGACTTGGTGGCGCTGGCCAAATCCATCTTACCCATAGTGGATTGCATTTTCACGGCCTCAATAGCCGCGACCGCCATAGCCGCGCCCGCACCGTCCGCGCCATCCGTCAACGTCTGGAAAGCCGCTTGGTACACCCCAAAAGCACGGTTCACCTTTAGGCCAGATTGCACAATCTTGCCCACACCAGCCGCCACCGCGCCCGCAGCGATACCCATAGCGGCCTTAGCCGCGCCACCAATGTTCTTGGTGAACGTTTTGCCGATACCCGACTTCTTGATTTCCGCACCAGCGGCATGGTTCAACTTCCCACCGAACCCGCGCGCAGAAGGGGCAACAGTTACCCAAGCGGAGCCAACTTCAGGCATGACCGCCACCCCCGTCCACTACGCGCCCCGGCGCATCGCCGCCAGAATCCCAATGGATTGCTCGCGCGTGTACCCCTTAGCGTTAGAAACCTTTTTCGAGACCCTACTATCCTGCGGCCACGGCCTAATCGGATGAGGCTTCAACCGCTTAGCGCGCTTGCCCGCGTGAACCTGCCCAAGCCTGTCGAACACATCCGCGACCACACGCGTTTCCGCGCTAATCGGATACGGCCAACCCTGCGCGTCCGCAAACAACCAACTCGCAGGGTCACGCAACAAAACCGAAACCAAATCACGAACCTCGCCCCAAGCCACGCGCCAACCACAATCCGCTAACCCGAAACCGAACCGGGCACGGAAATCGTAAGCGGCTGCGACCCTGCGGGCACCGAGCCATCGGGCGACGGCAACGCTTCCCCCAACGAAACCCCGCTAAACGTCTGATACGTTTCCAACCACGCCTTGAAAAGTTCGCCAAACTCGTTCACGTCCAATTCGCGCAACGCGCCAACTTGGGACGGCGCAATCAACGTGACAACCGCCAGCATTTTCGCGTTGCTAGCCGTAATGTCGTCCTCGCCAATGTCCAACAATTTCCCAAGTTTAATACGCAGCGGCACCCGAATGGGCGCGGGCGGCTCCTCACCATCCCACGGCTGCGGATACCAAACCAAATGCTTCCCCGTCACATCGTAAACCTGCCCCGACTCCGTACTAAACTGCGGCATAACTCAATCTCCCTGCGTGTGTGTAGATACGTCGAAATGCGCCCCGTGGACGGCCCGTAGGCGCGCCCACGGGGCAACGTGGTAGTTACCGGCGCTTGCGGCCCGTAACCTTGTCAGCGGCACCCTCAAGCGCCTCCACAGCGGCTTCCAAATCAACCGCAGCCTCATCGATAGCCGCCTCGTCGCGGTACTCGCGCACCACGTCACCAACCGGCGCAACGTCGCCAACGCCGCCACGCGCCACACCAGCCGCCCAACCCGCAGGCTCACCAAAATCCGCAACCGTCCGCTGCCAAACCTCAATCTGGCCGTTTATCTCCGTCGAAAAGTCACTCGAAATCGTAATCGGATAACCCATCGGCGTACCGTCATTGCTGAAAGTCAACGCCCCAATCGCAGTAACCACCGCGTTAGGCGAATAGTAGCGCGCAACCTGCGAACCAGAAATAACGTCCAACACCAACCGGCCATGCGGGCGCTGCGTATTACCGTCAATCACATACCGGATTTCGTTCGGCGCGAGTTGCGTAACATTCACACCAAACGACAACTCGATAACCTTTGCATCCTGTTGAATAAGCGTAAACTCCCAAGTGGGTTGCTCCTCATTCGGCGTCCGAATAGTGCGGATAATCGCCGCCCGCTGCCACGCGCGAACCGCCGTCGCGTCAGCCTCACCCGGCAGATTCAACGTAGGGCCATCCTCAGAAATGTAACCCAAGTTCACGAAACCGAGAGAGTCCAGGCTAGCCGCCAAACCCGTAACCGGCTCACTAGTCGCCATGTCACCCCAATACGCCGCGCCATCATAAACGCCCGTCATAACCGAATCAGGATTCAAACCGTTCACATTACACCAATCTTTCCGGGCTAAGCCCAATCTCATAAACCATCTGCCGCAACGGCTCGGGCACGCTGCCCAAATCCGTGACACCCGTTTCCTGCGAAACCCTGAAAATGCCGAAACCCAACCGAACCACACCCGGCAACGCGCCCGCCAACCTGCGCGCAACCCCAACCGCCACATCAGGAGTCGGCGCGAATACCCGCACCTGCATCAAGGCGAGCGGGTCACGGCCACCAACCCGATTCCAAATGACCGCAGTACCGTGCTGGCGCGGCAACTCACGCCCCACGAAATCCACCCCACCGATATTCAGCGCCCGCGTAGCCGCGCACATCACCAATTCCGCGTCCGGGTAGTGGACGGCCACCGGCTGCCACGTCCTCACCGCCCACCCCCTAACGGTTCTTGCGCGAACGGCCACTACTCGCGCCCAACGCCCGCGCCAACGTCGAATCGTTACGCTCAACCACCTGCGCGTGCCTAGCACCCGCCACCACCCGCACCACTTGCCTATCATGCGGACGCGCAGGCTCCACCCGAATCGAATCCCGGTACTCGCCCGTGTCAACCGGCGCCAACGAGCGCGCCCGCGCGGCAACCGCCTGCGCGTCCGCCATCAACGCGCCCCCAATCGCCCGCGAGTTCAACAACTTCGCCATGCCCCGCGAGTTCAACCGAATCCGCGAAAGTTCCCCATTACCCGCCACGGGTCAACCCTCCCGCAACCTGATAACGGCCTGGTTCCCCGGCGCCCACCCCGTGAACGGTGAAACGAACTCCGTCGTGAAACCGATAACCTGAAACACCCTGCCGCGCCACTCCACCCGGTCAGTAGGATTCAACGTGAAACCGGGCGGCAACAACACGTTCATCGTCTGCGTCGCCAACTCAGGCCGACCCAACTGCGACGTTTCATCACCCGTCGAACCAGCCGGATACACGACACACCCCGGAATGTCCGTGCGCGTCACCTGCGACCAATCCGCGTGCGCGTGCCCCGGATGATGCGCGTCCGCCACCATCAACGGCTCCAACCGGGTCACAACCTGCCCAAAAGGAAAACGCGTGGTCATGCGCGCCGCCTAATATGTTTCGGCACCAAATCGAAAGCGTCCAAAGCGCGCGCCCTAGTCACAATGTGCCGAGCCACCCGCGCGGGCGATTGCGCCCGACCAAAAGCCTGCACGGCGTTCCGCAAATCCTGCACCGTCTCAATCGGCCACGACCCATCCGGCAGCGCGTAACCATGCCCAGCGGCCCAGCGGCGGCGCTCCGCCGTCCAATACGCCGCGCGGCTCACAGCCAAACCCAATCCGGCTGTTCCCGCAGAACGGACACGGGCATCGTGTGGCGCTCAGACATTGCCCACCAATCCGGGCCATCGCCATCACGCTCAGGCATCGTGTCCAACGCGAAAGCCTTGCCACCACCACACAGCGAACGTAATTTCTGCTCCTCGGACTTCCAGAACATCGACGTTCTGCTAGTAGTCCTGGTGGACGTGAACGGCCCAGCGGTTTGCTGGTCGGTTGTCAAACCACCCGCACCCGACTCCAGCCACCGCAGAATCGCGCCACGCACAATCGCGCGCGCCGCTGCCGCCACAACATCGGGCACGTCGTCACGCGCCAGGCAAGGAGCGAGCAGGTAAGCCGTCGCGGTAGCGTCCGCAATCATCGCGTCAGCGCGCGCCGAATCCAAATCCGGCGCGAAAGGACGCAAATCATCCGGCGTCAACGCGACGGCCATCCCCACCACCCCCTAACTACTTGCGTGACCGGGGCTTCGTGAACGGGCCATCGGCGTGCGCCGCAGGCTCGTGCGTCACGTTCCCAACCGTCGCGTTACCGACCGTGGCATTACCCACCGTCTCCCGCTGCACCGTTTCGTTGTCCACGATTGCGTGGTTGACGTGCATTTCCGCAATCTCGCCCGCAGCGCCCGCCGCATCAACCGGCTCACCCTGAATCCGCACAAACGCCGCAGGGTTACGCAGAATGAAACCAACCTCAACCTCGGCCCGCAAAGCAAACATATTCTGCTGCCAAAGGTTCACGGTCTGCCCATCATGCAACACGACCGATGCCTGGTCAGAACGGGAAACATGGATACGGCCCACCGTGCCATAAATCGCGTTGTCCGCGAAATCGCCCGCAACACCCGTGAACGGGGCAGGCAACGTGCCAGGAGCCAACGGGTAAACCCGCGCCCCAAGGACATTCCCGACACCCGGCTCACCCGGCGTAAACGGGTTCTGCCAGCCACCCGTAACCGCAGCGGCCAACAGGACGGACTCCAACGGCGGCTCGGCCAGCCACGCCGAAATCCGGCCACCAGCCGCCGCGACTTGCCTTTGCGCCGCAAGCAACCCCTGAACACCCGTGCCGCCCGCCAGGTTCACCGTAGGCGCCCCCGCGAGCGTGTCGAAATCGTTGCCAGGAGCCGTATAGCGGCCCAGAACCGTCGCATCGAACTTCGCCGCCAACGCGCTCGGCAACTGCCGCGCCAACTCACGGTAAAGCCCGTGATGGTCACGCGCAAACTCCTCCGAGAAAATCTCGATAACCGCCAACTTGTACGGGCGCATAATCTTGGTGTTGAAACTGGCCTCACCAACCGGCTTAGCGCACGTTTCCCCAACCCAATCAGCCGCCGCAGTACCCGTCACAACCGGGAAAGCGATACCCGAACCAGGGATGGAAATGTGCCGCGCCGCAGACATGATACCCGACTCTGCGCGCGTCAAACCCCAAATCTCATTGGAAACCTCAGCGGGCAAGTACAACCCCGCAGACTCCCTACTAATGTCCGTAGGCGTGCAAGTAATTGCCATGATAACAACCTCCTAAATAATAACTACTTCGTTATGTTGTCCAAAAAATCGGAAAACGCCCGCGACGTT